GGCTCGTCAACAAACTTATAATATTTTATATTATCCAAGTTTTCAGTATTTTCCCAATCTCCCAATCCCAGAACAATATAAAATCCCTGCATCTTCATGGTGATCGCATTGACTCGCTCTATGGCCTGCGAAGGCTCTGGGAACCCATTCTCGCACTCAACTTCGATATCTATGGTGCAAATATTAAGTTTAGAGAAATCATAATCTATCTCAGCAGGATATTCGTCAGAAATATAAGGATACGTGTATTGGTCGTGGCCATATACTTTCATATTTTCTATTTCTTTATAAGTTTCCTTGAAGTTTCTAGCCTCGCCAATAGAACCAAATTGGATTCTATCCAAAGGAAGGCCGTCGAGAGTTTTATATAAGGAATCTTTCTTACCAGAAATAAACAGCGAAGGAGAATAATCTAACTTAAGCTCTCTTCGTTTATTTCCATCGATTTCTCTTAGAAAGATTTTATTTTTTATACACTGAACATTAGTGTAAAATCTCATTCAATCTCCAGATCATAATTTAACAAATGCAGAATTAGAGGAAGAAGTTCCAGCAGACGCAGTCGTAGATTTGATCGTCTGTGTTCCTTCTGGTGGTAGTATAATGCCGCTTCCAAAGACCTTATTATATTCATTAAGAAGCTCATTAACGGGATCAATAATAAATCCTACATAGGACTTATTAAGGGTCAGCCCAGCTTTAACTTTGGTATATGGAAGAAATGGCGCGATACCAATTCTTGCGGTGGCAGAAGTCGGATCCGCATAGGAACTTGCGATTTGACATACATTTTTAATTTTGTACGTCTCCTCGCAGCTCTCTAATACTTCTCCCATAAGCTCTTCACCGGATATCAATCGAATTACTTTAATATCGGTAATAGCCATTAGGAATCTTCTCCTGATTCGGGCGGGCCAGGCGGCGCTTGTTGAGGAACGTTAACAAATGTTGTAACCAACACTTTAAGATTCTCTTCTGCAGCTGCCAATTTTGATAGCCATCGGTCCATCTCTGCAACAAAGTCACTGTGCTCAGAAATGCCGACGGAATTAGTAAAGTATACGTTCAGATTCGCGATCGCTTCATCTTTCTCGTACTCATATTTGCGAATTAGAGCCCTCACAAAAGGGCTATCAGCGTAGTTGTATTTCATAATGTTTTCCTTTCTCGCGATACCATCGCTTTTCACTTTTAATGTGGGTTCTCAAAAGAGTCAAGATCTCAATAGCTTCTGGTACATGTCCTAGCCATTTGACAATTCTTCTCTCCAAATACCGCCACTCCATGTTTAGAACTTTCTGTACGCATTGAGGCTGTTCGGTCATCAACGTTTTGTTATTGCACACAAGTTCAATAATTTTCTGATTAGGAAGTGCAGGAGTCATTGTAACATCACCAAAATTATTAGTTTTATTAGTGGTCCTGTATAAAATGTGGTCTCCGGTTTGTTCGTCTAGTTTTAGATGAACATCATATTTATTTTCATTATCTAAAGTTTCGCTCATTTCTTAATAATCCATTCCTTTTCTTCTTGAATTTCCGATCTTCTCAGCTTTGAAGCCTTAATGACTTCCATCAGCGTTTTTCTTGCCCTAACGCCAGCAGATTTGTTTCCTCTGGCAAATTTCTCATTTTCGAATTTGTATTGCTCTAGTAACACAATTAATTGCTCGTGAGTTTCCATGTTTATAGTCTCCGATGAATTGCATTAGGAGCAGCAGAGCCGCTCCTAATGCAGTTATTTAGTCTACCAACATTTTTGGCGAACTAATAATATCAATCACCCTAGGCTTATGCTCTTCGGGAATAACCAATTCTAGAGATACTACTAATAGACCATCTGTAATCGTGGCATCTAGCACCACCAGATCTTTGGACATAGTAAACTTCTTTACAAAATCTCTAGAAGCAATTCCTCTGTGAAGATATTCTTTACCTACAGTCTTAGCAGAATCTTTCGATCCCGAGATAGTAAGCACATAATTTTCACGAACTACGGATAACTCTTCTTCAGAAAATCCAGAAACCGATACTTCAATCTTATAAAGATTATCAGTCTTTATAATATTGTACGGAGGATATTTTTCTTGAGACGAATCTGAGGAAGACATAGAGTCTAATGTCCGAAATAAAGTTTCGAAACCAACAGTTCTCTTCAAAAATGGATCAAATTCTGCCAAGGTTCTCATAGTAACCATACTTTTCTCCTTATAAAAAGCGAGGCCTCGCTTTAAAGCGAGGGATATAATGTCTCCGACCATTGCCGCAAGACTAAGGGAAGATTATTTATAAAATCTTCTGACTTATTTATATTACTATACAGGGTTTTTTCTAGGTTGTCAAGAAGAATTTTTATTTTTTCTTCCGATATTGTACTTAGGAACTAACTCCCACTCAGCTTTGTCTTTGTGAGAAATTAT